AAACGGTCATGGCGCTTAATATTATATCGCGTCTTCGAATGAAAACGCTCGTCGTCGTTCATAAAAGCTTCCTTTTGAATCAGTGGATTGAGAGAATCCAACAGTTTCTGCCTGCCGCGCGTGTTGGTATGATACAAGGCCAGATACTCGACATCGACGATAAAGACATTGTCATCGGGATGCTCCAATCTCTCTCCATGAAGGAGTATCCGAGAGATATGTTCGATACGTTTGGTCTCACAGTATACGATGAATGCCATCACATGTCGGCGGAGGTATTCTGTCGGTGTATGATGAAGGTCGTCACGAAATATACACTCGGATTATCCGGAACAATGGTGCGCAAAGACGGGCTTACAAAAGTATTCAAACATTTCTTAGGCGATGTTGTACATAAAGAAAAAAACGACACGACGTCCCATGCGGTGATTGTGAAAGGGATTCAGTATAAAGTGGATGACGCGGAATTCAATGAGACAGAATATGATTACCGCGGCAACCCGAAATTCAGCACGATGATTTCGAAAGTGTGCAACTATAACCGGCGAAGTGAGTTTATTCTCGATGTTCTTCAGAACGAACTCGCGACAAACCCTGACCAACAAGTCATGATACTCGCGCATAATCGGTCACTCCTTGAATACTTTCACGACGCGATTGAACACCGGAAAATTGCGACAGTTGGGTACTATGTGGGTGGAATGAAAGAAGCCGCGCTGAAATTGAGTGAAAGCAAGAAGGTGATTATTGCAACGTATGCGATGGCATCGGAGGGGTTGGATATCAAGACGCTCACGACGCTGATTATGGCTTCGCCCAAAACGGATGTATGTCAGTCCGTGGGACGTATCCTCCGTGTGAAACACGCCGCTCCCCTCGTGATTGATATCATTGACCCACAGGATGTATTTCGTAGCCAGTGGTTGAAACGGCAGACGTATTATATCAAACAGCGATACCGTATTGTCATGACAGACACGGAAGGATATTATAAAAACAACTGGGTTGTGAAGTATACGCCGCCGGCACCTAAAGCAACTACAAACCGAGACGTTCGAGAGATTGATTTTACTGACGCTGATATTATCGAAATCGACGAGGAAACAGGTGTTCTTTCGGTGACGACAGAAACAAGCGCAAAGAACAAAATGAAATCAACCATTCCGAAAACAAATGGGAAATGCTTGATTCGATTAGAAGAATGAGACAATTTATCGGCTAGCATACACTACGTGACTGGATGGCAACTATTGTACGCGGAATGAGGCGCTGGATTGGCTAACGCGGATGAATATTTGTCGATTCCGGTACCAGGACCGGCGATAGAATATGCGGCATTTGCAAACCCGCTGCTGCCGCCGCTCTGCTTGACTCGACGAGTGCCAGACCTGGACCGGGACCGGGACCGGGACTTGGAGTGACAAATGCAATGACAATTTTTAACGTGACATTTACGACTATGACGATGACGACGAGAACCGCCGAATATACTGTAACTGCACTTCTTACCAGGGCGCATCAATTTACGTCGACTGCGGCCACGACGTCTACTACCACCACTAGTAACAGAATTGTGTCCAACGGTTACAGGTGCATATGAACCACGCGCATACGTACTATCCACATTTCCGCCATCGAAGGAATGATATTGACTCATGCCGCCTCCTCCTTGAACAAAGGCGCGACCGCCTTGCCCCTGATACATATTTCCTGAACTTCCTCCTGTAATTGGGACCTCTTTACTGGATAATGCGATACCGGAATTATGTTCGGCTAGAGGATTTGAACGCAAATATTCGGATGATGACATTATGATATACTATACGAATATTATAATGAAATGGAATGCGTGGAATGCGCGCAACCTCTACGACCTATAATTCTTATTGGAACGCCTGCGGCAAAATGTGCGCTTGGTTCCGCGCGCATACTTACAGCTCTGGCGAAGTTTGCGACTGTTACATTTCTTCTGGCTTTTTGAACGGCAGGGAGATGAATGTAAACGCGCTAAATATTTCGTCTGGTCGCGGAATCGAAAGACCTTGATTTTCTTTATCTTTTGACCACTAATCGGTGCAGATGGTTGAAGGTTCATATGTTCGCCTGAAAGACGAATCTTGCGCTTGGCACCGCCAAATAACGGTTCGCTGGACTGGGGTTCGCTCATTGTTTATATAATACAACTAAAACAAATTATGGATAAACCTTGTCATTCACTACGCGCGGACACGAATCATCAATGAGTGAACCGATTATCAAACGTAACTCAGGACATCGAATATACAATGGATTCGTTCGTGGAATATAGGACAATGCGTATTCGCGCAATTCATACAAATGACGCATTTGTGTAATATGATGTCGCCCATCAATCATAATAGCAGGGGTCGTGATGCCGTATTCCTTTTCAAAGGGATACACGATATTACGAAGTATGTAATCCATTGCAATTTTGTAGCTATACATCGATGGAGAGATATGTTGCGCGGAATGACTGAAATTAGAAATGTTGAATACAATACCGTTAAGAATACATTTATTCGCCCATATGTATTCGAACATTTGTCGTGCGTGTTCAACGGATTCATTCGAAATGGTAGTATAAATCCATACTGGCGCCGATGCCGATGTAGTGAGAGTCGCCTGTAATGATTTAACATTACGCACAATGGATTCGTGATATCCTCCTCTCATCCCCGTCCCCGTCCCCGTCCCCGTCCGTTTCCCGTCCATGACAACCAAACTCGCGTCGTTTACGAGAACAGCATCTTTCGCGTTACGACAAATCATCGGGATTTGCTTGTCGCGCAGCATGGAAACCACCTCGGGTGAAGATGCGGGCGAAACCGAATAGCATGGGCGAATATCGGGGATATGTTTATTCCATTCTTCAAACACTCGCGTTATCTTTGTTGAGCGATATTGATGATACAAACGATGATAGCGATGCATTTTACAGTGCGATAATATATGAATATATGAATACATGAATACATGAATTATTTTTATACTCATTTGCGCTTGTATTTCAGATATCGCATTTCATGTTGTTTCACTTGTTGGTCCGTAATGATGTGTGAAAGCGATGATGTCGTTTGTAATGCGAGTAGTTGTATTGGAACCCAGCGACAAAACCGTTTATGAAACTGGCACATCATGATAAACTCTTTATGAAGCGAAACATATTTGTCGGGGTCTGTGTTCTCGAACTCGACCTCATCTTCACTCTCTTCTTGTGCGTCCAATCGCGCATTTTCGACAATATTGCGAAATAACTTGTTCATCATAACACTTATTTTATAACTGGAAATATGTGCAAAATTATGAAAGACGAGTTCATTGGTTCGGCTGGATGTGTTTTTGACGAACAATTCATAAATATCGTTCTGAATATTCGGTCGAACCATAAATGTGGCCTGAATATTGGTCAGCATGCCGTCCGTTGGCGGGGCATGTAATCTACGCGTGGCGGCGGGGGTTGCCGCGGGTGCGGGTGCGAGGGCGTGGACGGGCACAGGGGTGGGTGCGGGCGCGGGTGCGGGTGCGTATTTCGGCTTGATTATTACCATTTCCTCTGTTCTCGCGTATTCGTCACCTGGATGATATAATCGCTGACATACCCGAGTATGGTTTTCAAATCGATATTGAATCGCGAATACCTGATAAGGCAATTCCGGTAAAGTTGCGTAAACGTCTTTATCATTATGACATAATACTGGTAATCCAAATACAAGACTGTTCTGTTTTGTATATGCGACCTGGCGAATATCGCATTCATCGAAAATACGTTCGCACATTCGAACATGACCGGACAATGATACCGGCGGAATCGGATTTCCCTTATACCAATGAATCGTATGAATGGAGAAAAATGACTTATCGTAGTCAGCGCTCGTGCGAAATAAAACACCCGAAAATACAGTTCCATAGACCAGCGATTGTTCAATGCATGAGTCGTAGATGCGAACCGCGCCAGGATACCAACCATTTTCCTCATGAAAGCGGCGAATAACTTTCGTCAAAGGACCGTCATATCGATTTGTACCAAGAATATCAATCACCGCTACAATCTTAGTACGATTCCATTCCGTCACCCATGCAATACATCGCTTCCCCTTTGGAAGAATAAAACATTTATAAGCACCTGAAACTAGAGCTTTATTGTCGTTCTTATGAATAGTTGTTTCATAAGAAAGTCGCGTATTCGGAAAACTTGTCAACAACCCTTCGGCGTCCTGTGAGTTCAGTGCGTTTACGCCCTTGTTATTGTTATTGTCGTTGCGGGGACGGTAGGGTGGGTGCGAGTGCGAGTGCGAGTGCGAGTGCGAGAATACACGAGACATGGTACGGTACGGTATATATAGTATATACGAGATGTCTTTAACTCGGTTGATACTGCTGCTGACCGATTTCACGTACATATTGCTTTAAGTCCGATTTCATATCATCAGAACTCTGTTGCGTTATTCCTAAAGATTCGGTCGAAATCTGCGACGACGACGAAGGCGCCGACGGAAAGGATAAAGACGGGGTCGTGGTCGTGGTCATCGGTTGGTCTATCTTTTTATTGATGGATTCTAATAGTGATTTATATTCGTGTTTTTGACCTCGAATCAGGTCTTTCACCTTTGGTGTTGTAAGGGTTGTTTCAAAATAAACATACAAATAATGAATGAGAATAATCAAACATGCCGAAAATATAATATTTTGAATAAGCCACCACATATTGTATTGTATCCAGGTGTATATTACGGACATAATTTGAACTGTTGTATGAACGAAATGATGTCGTCCTTGCATGTTCGTGTGAGCGGGTCGCGTTCTTTGACATCCACGACATCATCGATACCATTTTCAGTGGTGATATAAAAATCCACGACTTCGGATTCTGTCTCATTCAAAATAAAGACGAATGCGTTCATCGATTTCTCGTGCATTTTGATGACTTTTTTCACGTGCCGTGTTACAATGTGGTTTGGCGGAATAATATGACGTTCGTTTGCCGCCCCCGACCCCGCGAATTCATAGTAACTCTCGTCAACAAGAACCGGAATTGTGTTATTATTATTTTCGATTTCTACTGTGGTAATCGGTCCATCAACCGGAATACGTTTGTGTATGGACTGAGACGACGACGCGCCGTGTTGGTGGCTCGCGCGTATTTCGTAGATTGCCTCATCCGAGAGAATAAGATGCTCCATGGTCTTAGATACAAAGAATGTCTCTGTTCCTTTGGGGCGTAAACGTCCTCGTTCGACGATTTGATGGATTTTCGGGTAGTAAAGTGTGTTTATATCTTTTATGGTAATATCTAAAAAATAGATGCGAGGTTCACTTCGTTGATGTGACTGTATACCGTGTGTATTCGTATTCTTTCGATAAATCGTAGAAAGTTCGGAGATAATCATTGCCTGACGCGCATTTTGTCCTTTTCTTTGGGAACGAATGTTCGTGCTAGCGGTCGGAGCTGACATCGTGATTGTGATTGTTATAATAATTCA